GAACCAAGTGATACTTCTCTAGTATATCAATGCACTAATCATAGTGCTATGGTAGGAAACATAACAATAGTGTGATGACATGAGCTTTACATACGATCAACTTAAAACAGCTATTCAAGATTATACGGAAAATGATGAAACAACTTTCGTCAATAATCTTTCATTATTTATAAGACAGGCTGAAGAAAGAATACTGAAAAGCGTACAATTAAGTTTGTTTCGCAAAAATGCAACAGCGTCATGCACGGCTAGTAATAAATTTTTAGCTTGTCCTAGCGACTTTCTAGCTCCTTTTTCTTTAAGTCTTGCAGGAACAGATGGAGATAAGTTCTTTATAGATTTCAAAGATCCAAGTTTTATTCAGACTTATACACCAGATGCTACGACTACTGGTTCGCCAAGATATTATGCTGTTTTTGATGTAGATAATTTTATTTTAGCACCAACTCCAAATACCACGTTTACCGCAGAGCTTCATTATTTTTATCGTCCTGCAAGTTTGACTGCGGGTTCAGGAAGTGGAACAACATGGTTAAGTCAAAACGCAGAATTATCACTTCTCTATGGAGCACTTGTAGAAGCTTATATCTTTATGAAGGGCGAACAAGATATGATGGCATATTACGATAAAAGGTTTACAGAATCTTTATCTGGTTTAAAAATGCTTGGAGAAGCAAAAGAAACTACGGACGAATATCGCACAGGAAAAGTAATTAGGGCAAAACAATAATGTTTAAAATAGATATAAGCGTACCAAAAGATGAACCTGTGGTTGGAGTTAGAACCACAGAAAACAGGGGATTTACTCCTGAAGAATTATCTGAACAATGCGTTGAAAAAATTATTTCGGTTTCGGATTCTGCTCACCCAGGCATACGGGACCAAGCTCGTGCTTTCTCAAAGCACGTTGAAAAGCTTGTTGCATATTATATGAGACAGGCTATTCGTAGTGACCGCACAACCGTGTATAATGCAATTAAGGATGCGGGTCACCCCCAACTGGCTGAACTTATAAGGAGACTTTGACATGGCCTTTACTGGAAACGCAATGTGTACTTCTTTCAAGAAAGAACTTCTTGAGGGTAAACACGATTTTACTAATGGGCAAGACGTTTATAAGCTTGCTTTGTATGATAACAGTGCTTCGTTCACTGCTGCTACTACAGCATACACTTCATCAAACGAAGTGGGTAACTCTGGCTCGTATGCTGCGGGTGGAGGAGCGTTGACCAACGTAACACCTACAACTTCTGGAACGACTGCTCTTACGGATTTTGCAGATAAGACATATACTTCTGCAACAATTACTGCTCGTGGTGCGTTGATTTATAATACGCAAACAGGCGGTGGTTCTGGTACAACAAACACAGTTGTTGTTTTAGACTTTGGATCTAACAAGTCTTCTACATCTGGTGACTTTCAGATTGTTTTTCCAACGGCTGACGCATCTAACGCGATTATTCGTATAGCGTAAGGAAGCTTTCCCGTGACTAACATCACAGGTTGGGGGCGTGGAACATGGGGCGAGGGCGCTTGGAATGAAGCGGTCCCTGTTCGTGTGGGGCACACCATCAACGGTTGGGGTGAGTTAGGTTTTGGGAATACAGCTTGGGGCGGTGAAAAATCTACTTTTGCCGCAATGCAAGGTCAAGTTGGCACTGCTACCAAAAGAGATGATATCAATGTTCCAACTACAGGATTACAGGCCGCAGGATCTGTTGGAAGCGTCACTGCAAAAGGCAATAATACCGTTCTTCCTGTAGGTCTTGCGGCTACAGGATCTGTTGGAACAGTAAGCCTTAAAACGGATCAAAACAACGTACTGGTTACTGGCATATCTGCCACGGGTGTCGTTGATACGGCAACCGTTGTTCAAGGTGGGGGTGTTGATGTTCGTGTTCTTCGCTCTCCTTGGGGTCTAGGTGGCTTTGGGGATGGTGCTTGGAGCGGCATTGTTGATCTGACAATGACAGGATCTGTTGGTTCCATAAGCTTTAATGGTGCCGTAGATGTAAATGTCACTGGAATCGCAGCCACTGGAGAAGTAGGCAGCTTAACGATCATTGATGGTAATGGGGTGATTGTATCTCTCACTGGAATCGCGGCTACGGGAGCAGTTGGAACGGCCTCCGTTATTGGTGATGCTGACAATATACCCACCACGGGCATTGCAGCTACAGGGTCGGTTGGGTCAGTTTCACTCAACACCTTTCAAAGAGTTCCTGTGTTTGCAGGAGACATGACTGCAACAGGTCAAGTTGGTAGCGTAACAATTGTTGCTCCTGCCTCTGTATCTGTTACAGGTATTAGCACTAGCGCAACTGTAGGATCTGTGTTAGTTTACGGTAATATAATTCCTGCTCCAGGGACAAGTTGGACTGGTGTGGCTCCAAATCCTAATAGTACATGGACAGAAGAGCAGCCTAATCCAAACACAACTTGGACAGAAATAGCAGCGTAAAGGTAGGGAAAAATGGCAACCTATACAACAAATGGCGGTATCAAAAAGATTGCGACAGGTGATGAATCTGGAACATGGGGTACGTCAACTAATACAAACTTTGATATCATTGACCGCTTGGCGGTAGGTGTTGGAGATGTAACACTATCAGGAACAACGCACACATTGACTACATCTGATGGTTCTGCATCGGACGGTCAGTATCATGTTCTTGTATTAGGTGGATCACCTTCTGGCACGAACACTATTACGATAGCGCCCAATGACGTTAAACGGATATATCTTGTAAAAAATAACTCAGGTCAAACAGCCACATTCTCTCAAGGATCTGGTGCTAATGTAAGCGTAACAAACGGCAAGTCTGCGATTATATACGCTGATGGCGCGGGTTCTGGCGCAGCGGTGGTAGATCTTACCTCCACGTTTGCTTCTGTACCTGTCACAGGCGGCTTACTAGCTGCAAACAATTTATCAGATGTTGCGAATGCAGGAACATCTAGATCGAACTTAGGGCTTGCAATAGGCACAAACGTGTTGGCTTATGACGCAAACCTACAGGCTTTTGTAACGGCTCTTACCCTACCTACGTCCGATGGGACAAACGGGCAAGCGTTGGTTACAAATGGTAGTGGTACTGTTAGTTTTGGCAGTGCCGGAATTGGAACTGGTAAGGCCATAGCTATGGCTATTGTTTTTGGTTAAAGGAGGCTAAGATATGGCTGCACCGAACATTGTAAATGTAAGCTCAATACTAGGAAAAACCGCAACGGTTGCATTGAGTTCAACATCACAGACTACACTTCTAAGTAACGCAGCATCAAGTGATGATGTTCTAAAAGTAAACATGATCCAAGTTGCTAACGTAGACGGCACAAATGCTTGTGACATAACTATAGATGTACACAGCGCGGCATCAGGTGGAGGCACCGCATACTCGCTTGTTGCAACCGTGTCTGTCCCTGCTGATGCATCATTAGTTGTGTTAGACAAGAGCACAGCGATTTATCTTGAAGAAAATACTTCGATAACTGCAACTGCGGGTACAGCAAGCGATTTAGAAGTAATTGTAAGCTACGAACAGATTACCGACTAATAGGAGTCGCAAATGCCCAGTAATAGAGGTGGCTTCATAGGTCACAATCCGCTTTTACTTCCATCTGCGCCTACTGGTGTTTCTGGATCACTGAGTGGCTCTGATGTGAATGTTTCTTTCACCTCTCCTGGCACTGAAAATAATATATCGCCTTCTTCTTTTATTGTTTACGCCACAACAGGTTCTACTACAACGACTACAACAGGGAGTTCTTCTCCAATTACAGTTAGTGGATTAACAGGAGGCTCTTCTTATACTTTTAAGGTTGCTGCTGTAAATGGATTAGGCACAGGGACGCAAAGTTCTGCGAGTGCTGCTGTGACAGTACCAACCATAGGTCAAACGGCTTATACTACCGCAGGCACATATACTTTCACTATTCCCGCAGGCGTTTCTAGTGTTTCTGTATTGTGCGTTGGAAGTGGAGGTGGCGCGGGTGGCGCGGGTCAAAGTTCGGGTCAACCAGGTAATGCAAGTATTTGGGATAGTGGTGACACTCATGGCACTTATTTTGGCGCAAGTGGTGCAGGTAATGGCGGTTCAGATACAAACACAGGCGGTAGTACAAATATTGGAACTTCCACAGGTGGGGGTAATGGTGGGAACGGAAGTTCAAGCACTAACGCTAATCCCTCAGGTGGCGGTGCGGCAGGATATTCTGGCAATGGCGGTAACGCTAGTAGTGCTAGCATATACGGCGGTGGCGGCGGCGGCGGCGTAGGGCTTCTTGGTGAAGGAACAAGTGGTGCAGGGGGATCCTCTCCATCTTATACTGGTGGAAATGGATCTGGCGGTGGCGGTGGCGGTGGCGCTGCATATGACTCAAGTTACAGTGGCAGTGTAAACGGTAAAGGGGGTTCTGGCGGTTCAGACGCTTCTGGTTCAGGTGCAGGTGGTGCTTATGGCGGCGGATCTGGTGGCGGCACGGGTGGCGGCAAAGGTGGCGGTGGCGGTGCATTACGATACCGTAATAATATAAGTGTAACCGCAGGCGATCAGTACACAGTTATAGTTGGAGCAAAAGGAAGTTCAGCAAGGAATGGTGGTGTAGGCGCTGTAAGAATTATCTACCCAGGAGACACCAGATCCTTTCCAAGCACTGATACAGGTAATTTATAATGCGTTACTTTATAAAAATAGAAGAAAATCAAGCTGTAGGGTTTCCTATGCAGCAAGACAATTTTGAACAAGCTTTTCCCAATGAAGACCTTGATAATTTAAGTTCATCTTTTGCGGAGGTAATTAAAGCAGACGTTCCTGCAAGAAGTGTTTATAAGATTCTTGATGATCCTACTTATACTATGAATGCTGACGGTAAGATGGTGGAAACTTTCACCCTAAGTGACGTAAGTGATGAAAGAAAAATAGAACTTCAAAATGAAGCAAAAGCAGCTTGGGCAGAAGACGGAGACAATTTTTCTTCTTGGGTTTTTAACGAGGAAACTTGTAGCTATGAAGCTCCTGTTTCTTATCCAAGTGATGGTAAAAACTATTATTGGAATGAACCTACAACAAGTTGGGTGGAGGTAACATAATGCCAATTTATCAAGGTGTGTGGTCGCTCTCAACGCAGATGCAAGCAAAAGGTAACAATAACTGGCCTATAGGGCCAAGTGGTTTTGGTGCAGGTTTTGCCTTTTTGGGCGGTGGTAGGATTGATACTTCGTCTAGCTATTCAAACACAATACTTACAGCCAACTTTAACACACTTGGAGAGTATAGTGATTTTGGTGATCTAACACTTGCTAGACAGGCGTTAGGTGCATTAGCTAGTGCTACTCGTGGCGTTTGGGGTGGTGGCACCAATGGCAGTGGCAAAAACATTATGGATTATGTCACCCTAGCATCATCTGGTAATGCGACTGACTTCGGTGACTTAGCTGTTGCAGATTATTCTAAAGGAGGCTTATCTAACAGCACAAGAGGTTTGTTTTGGGGCGGCGCTCTTACTGTTTCTAACTATATAGATTATATAACTATAGCTTCAGCAGGTAACTCCTCAGACTTTGGAGATCTGTCTATGCAGTATGCATCGGGTCAACCAGGCTTTGGAAGTACAACAAGAGGTATAATGCCTATCGGTGGAAGCTCTGAGGGTTATAACGGTGCGATAGAATATGTAACGTATAGCAGCACTGGAAACACTACCGATTTTGGTGATCAAACTGTTCATAGAAAACATGGGGCAAATGGTAGTAGCAGCACTCGCGGCTTGATGGCGATGGGTGAGACAGCATCAGGGGATGTAGACACGATGGATTATGTCACTATTGCATCAACGGGAAATGCCACTGATTTTGGCGACATGACCCCTGCAAGAGACGGCGCAGCGGCGGCATCTAACTCTATTTCTTTGATGGCTTCAGGTGGTCAGTATGCAGCGGTTGCTAACACGAATGTTGTAAAAATAGCAACGCTTGGAAATGCCAGTGATTATGGTAATTTGACAACATTGACAAGATCATGGGCAGGGTGCTGTGGCTCACATGGGGGTATATAATGTCAGATAAACGTTATCAAGGAAACATTATAAGAAAGACTCCAGTAACTCCTGCGAATGGTTTTTCGGATACTCCTGCTCCAGGGGTGTGGTCTTTAGCTGAAGCTTTAACTTATACAAAAGCAGGGATTTGGCCTAGCCAAGCAAACGGCGCTGCACAAATTGGTTTGGTAATGGGTGGTGAAAACCCATCTGCGACGGATACCGTGCAAAAAATAATTGTAAATACCGCAGGTAACGCCACAGATTATGGAGACTTACTCGCTTCGGGTGTTCGCGGTGCAGGGTTTTCTAATAGCACTCGTGCAATATTTGGAGCTAGTAGTTATGGCGGTACAACTTATTCAAACGTAATTCAATACAAAGCCTTTTCAAGCAGCGGAAATTTTGCTGATTTTGGAGATTTATCTAATGCAGCTAGACGAAATGGCGGTGGAGCATCAAACTATGTTCGAGGTTTGTTTTACGGCGGTTACGATGGTTCAAATGTAAACCATATTGATTATGTGACAATTGCTTCAACTGGTAATGCTGCTGATTTTGGAGATGGCACAGCAAGAAGGTTTATGGCAGGTTGTGCGTCAACGCTTCGCGCACTGTTTGGCGGCGGTTATGAGGGCACTCAAACTAATACTATAGATTATGTGACAATATCATCAGCTGGAAACATGAGCGACTTTGGAGATCTTACGGTAGCTCGTTCTGCTCTGGCAGGTTTTGCAAGCACCACTCGTGGTTGTTTTGCAGGTGGATCGGGTGGTCAGAATGTTATTGATTATGTAACAATAGCTTCCACTGGTAATGCTACCGACTTTGGCGATATGACTCGTAACGCTTATGAGCACGTAGGTTTTGCAGGGACCACGTTAGGTTTAATGGCAGGTAATACGGGAGGTGGTACGAATGCAATAGATCAAGTTACTATAGCTTCAGCGGGTAATGCTACTGACTTTGGAGATTTAGCGGAAGCTGTTGGTTATGCGGGAGCTTGCTGTTCCGCAACTGGATCGGTGCAATCACCTGACGTTAGCGCCGCTATTGGTTTAATGATGGGTGGTAGCAATATGCGATATTCCATTCAGTTTATTAACATTGCAACAACTGGTAATGCACAAGCTTTCGGTGACTTAAATACTGTTGGTGGTGGGTCAATAGGTGGGGCAGGTTCATCTTCCACAAGAGCTGTTTATTTTGGTGGAGAACCATTATCAGGCAATACAAACACAATCCAGTATACATCTTATTCTATTGGCAACAGAACTTCTGATTTTGGTGATATGTCTATCTCAAGTAAAGAAACAGCGGTAATGGACAATGAAACACGAGCTATTACCACAATTAGAGGCGATGTTACTTTAGAGTATATAACTATAGCCTCTCTTGGAAACACCACTGATTTTGGAGATCACGTAGGAAATATTGATCGTGGAACTGCAACAGCAAGCGCTACAAGAGGTGTTCTCGCACAGGGTTATAGTGGCGCGTATACAGACACTTTAGGTTATGTTACAATTGCAAGTACAGGAAACACATCTGATTTTGGAAACTTGAGCGTTGCCAGATCAGACTTAACTGCTTTTTCCTCTAACACACGAGGATGCTACGCAGGAGGTTACACTGGTTCAAACTCAAATGTAATTGATTATATTACAATTGCCTCAACGGGTAACGCTACAGATTTTGGGGATTTATCTGTTGCAAGAACTACCTTATCTTCCGTTTCAAGTGGAACTAGAGGGGCAACTTGTGGCGGTTCTTCAACAGATGTCATAGATTATGTAACTATAGCGTCAACGGGCAATGCGACAGATTTTGGCGACATGCCACAAAGTAATACGACTCAATATAACTCAGGGACGTCAAACGCACATGGTGGTTTATAAGGGAGAATGAAATTGCCAAAAGACACGACACAAGAAATAGCCTTAACAACACCCGACATAAAAATTCAGCTTCCACAAGCGAAGCCTGAATACAAATCTATGCTAACAAATATTGCAGAAAAAGCGCCTGCAATCGCACAGGCATCTAGCAACTTTTATAAGTCTCATTCACAGATGATGAGTGTGACACTAGATGTAACTGCAATCACACCTATACGGTCCGTAAAGCACAGTCTTGCTGAAATAGAAAAAACAAAGGCGGCTTTGCAAGAGGGCTACTTCAAGATGAAGAAAGAGGAAGTAAAGCTCAAGAAGCTAGAGCGTAAACTCCTAGAAGAACATGATGATTTAGAACGTGAGATGCTTGAGATAAAGATTAACGAAAAGCAGGCACAGGCAGCAAGCTCTCGTGGATATGTAGAAGCTGCGGTTCGTAAGCTAAACTTCTTTACCAATCAGTATGACAACTTGATGAAAAAGATCGGTAAGGAGGAGCTTACTGAAGAGGACTATGAATTAGAAGAAGTTAAATATCATATTATGACTTGCATGAAGCAAGCACTAAATGCCGCAAGAAGTCGTGGTGGACAAATAGACGAAGGTAATCTTATTTATGTGTTTGATCTTGGTATTAATGCAGCACAAGCCCAAGCGGAAGTGTTTGCTTATTTACAATGGGAAAACGAGATTATCAAAGAAGGTAAAGCACCAGAGCATCACCACACAGTGCAATGGCTAGAGGCGTGTGCAGAGAAATGGGCGCGTTGTCCAAGTGACTTTGCTAACAGTCGTGGTTTTGATATACTAGACAAAACATCATTAACGAATACCCCACAGCTAGAGGATAAAAAAAATGGCACACAAAGTAGTAAAGTACAGACTAGAAAGTGACGGCACCATACCAACTTGGTTAAAGTTTGGTGTAACGCAATCAACAGGCGGCATGTATCCTGTTGCAGATAGTGGTACAGCTAGTCCACAAGATTGGATTATGATCGGCATATCGGCTGATGGTTCAGATATTTCTGGGGCTGTTGAAGAAGTAACGTCTAAAGATAATCTACAGACCTACCTTACTGCACAAGCATCAGCAAACAGTTGGACAGACCCTGCACCAACAGATGAAGATCCAGACGCTACAACAGCATTTGATGCTGCTGCACACGCTCAACGTGTTTGGGATGATTTAGACGCACTTAACGCATAGGATGCTAGATGCCACTAACCAAACTTCAGTTCAAACCAGGTGTCAACAGAGAGACTACCTCTTACACCAATGAGGGTGGTTGGTTTGATATAGACAAGGTACGCTTTCGCTTTGGTATGCCTGAGAAGATTGGCGGTTGGTTAAAGTTCACCACAGCATC